AAAGCCGGATAACTTCGGTTTTACATCAGCGACGAAGTTTTTGACAATATCCTGGATGCCGAGGAAATTGTTCTTCCACGCGATACCAAGCAAGCCTATTGCCTCTATTAGCATCCCGATCGGGGACGTCAGAGCGGTAACTAAATCCGTGACAGTCTTGATGATGATCAGCATAGCAAAAGCTTCGGCAATGGCTTTCAATGCATCGATGATATAGTCTTTATATTTAGCAAAAAATTGGTAAATTCCGTTTAGTTTGCCGACAATTTCCGTGATTTTACCGCCCATTTCCTTGCCAAAGATATAGTCCATGGCAACAGCGAATTTTTGCCCTTCCTCCGCCGATCCTTTAAGCCATCCTTGAAGGTTCTTCAATGCCATCTTGAAGGTGCCATTTGTCATCGACTTGCCCAACTTGTTGATTGAATCAATTGCCGGTTGGAACCATTTTTCTATTTTCTTCCCGATATCTTTGAACCCTCCCTCACCGAGGAAGTCGCCAATATATCCGACGATCGGCTTCAGTGCTTTTGCGGCCGAGTCTCCCAGCGGCTTGAAAATATCTGCCATCGCGAAATATTTGATATCACCCAAGGTGGATCGTAAGCCGTTGATCGTGCCTGACATCAATTCTACGGAGCCGCCGAAATTTTCTTTGGAATAGTCTGATAGCGCTTTATAGAAGTCATCTGCTTTTACTTTGCCGCTTTCCATCGCCTTGTTGAAATCTTCGTAGGTCTTGATCGTGACGCCGGTGTTTACGCTCATTTTCGCAAACACGTCATTCAGTTTATCCAAGCCGAACCTACTGTTCGCAAACTGCCGGACATCCATTGCCGTGATCTTGCCGGTCGATCCAACCTGCGCCAAAGCAACGGAAAGCCGGTTCATCTCATCCTGCGACAGTGCCAAACCGGAACCGAGGTTCAAAATAGCCTCGGTCGTCATCTTCGCCGTATCAATCGTTTGCCCCATGGATGCGTTCAATTGGAATGCGGAAATTACAGACTCATAAGAAAAAGGTGACACAATGGATAATTCACGGATATATTCCATCGTTTCGTTTGCAGTTTTGCCAGCTTTATCCAGTGCGTCTGTGAAGGAAAGCGTACCTTTAGAGCCTCTGACAAGCTCAGAAGCTGCCAAAGACTGAATGGCTTTTTCCATCTGTTGCATCGAAGCAACGGCATTGATAGCAGCAGCTCCTACCTGCTGGATGCTATGAACCATGCCGGTAATCGCACCGGCTGTGAGAACGCCTGCGGCAACGGAACCGATAGACCTGATGCTATCGCCGAATTTTCCGAGCGCCGACTTTGCATCATCAACCCCGGAAGTAAAACCTTTCGCGTTTAGAGCCAGCGTTGCTTCAAGCGAGCCTACGTTAGTTGCCATTATCCAAATCCCTCATTGTTTGCATCCGAAACCATTCTTCCCAAAGTTTTTCGTCGCTCGGCTTTTTGTATATAAACGGTAAAAAGTCCTTCTGCCTCGGCTTTTTTCCTTTGCCACGATTCGCACTGGCATATAAAAACATGAACATGCTAAGCAGGTATTCCACGCGATCGACTCCAAATGGCTCCATTTTATAAAAAGCTTCCCATTCCGTGATCTGCTGGCTTGTCATCATGCTCGCCATGTAGTCCACGTTCGGGAAGCCTAAAGTCGCGGCTAATCGGTACAGAAAAAGCCGCTCCGGGTTGCCGCTCAGTTTTTTTCGGCGCTCTCGACATCCGGAACAGCATCTTCCGTGAAGCCGGAAAGTTTTAAAATTTCTTTGCCAACCCGTTGCGTCACCGCTGCCGATTTGCCCTGAAGCGCTTTCAGGTAAATGTCCTTTTGCTTGTCATCCCAAAAAAGCGGCTTCCCATCCTCATCGATTGATGCCAACATGACTAATTTCTCAAATAATCCGTCGCCATCTTTTCGCTGATTTATCATTTTTGTGATGATCGTTCTTTCTGCACCGGAAAGAGAGCGGATGCGAAGCGATCCGCCCCATTCCGGAACGTCAATAACAGCGTATGAAAAATCATCCTTGCTCAGGATTTCATCAGCGCTTTTGATCAAAGCCATGCTGCCTCCTATAAGCTCACATCGGGTAATTCACTGATATCCGTAATTTCTCCGGTTAGCTTCAAAGTCACGGTTTCAACCAGTGCATCCGGTGACTGCGCATCGGCTTCATTAAAAACAATGTTTTTGACATATGCCTTGAATTCTCTGCCCATGCCATTTGGATATCGGATTCGCCATGACACGACATCACCGCTCTGTTTTAGCTCCCTGATCTGATCCTGAACCGTATCCGGATAAACCGTGTTCATGTCAAAAGAGAACTCCGCAGTATCCATCAAACCGGAACGGATATACTCGCGATATATTCCGCTCCCGTGATGAGTTACGTCGATATCATCCGTGGATTCTTCGATCGGCGGAACCATCCGCACTTCCGGAACGGCTACAAAGCTTTCTTCAGGAGCTCCATCGCCAATTTCCAGAATAACGCCATAATTTGCCTTTGACTTACTCATCTTTCACCTCGTCTTCTCCTCCGGTTTCCTCGACCGGATTCTCCATTTTTTTTCTGCCGCGTCTGACAACTTTCGGCTCCTCAACTGATTCTTCCGGAACATAACTAAGCACTTTGTATTCCGGCTCTTCACTGATTGCATATACCGGTTCCTCCGGCTTTTTCTCCGGCTCAGAATAGAATTTCGGATTATGCTTATTTACTCGCAAGTGCCTACCGAATTCTTCCCTGTCCAGAGTAGAAAATAAGCAGTCGCCGCATTCGTAAACATCAAATCCCATCCATTTTTTCATACCTCTATCATTCCTTTCCATATCCGAGTTATCCGCTTTACCAGGTTATCCGCCTCTTCAATATCAGCTCCCATATCTGGGATTAATACTATTGTAACATCATCAATTGTAAATCTTCCATTTAGACTATCAATTAATACCTCATCCATATATCGGACTTCGTTCGTTTTTCCCAATGCACTGATTTGCAGTTTAACTCTATATAATCCACTGGGACCGGACATAGTCATATCAGGTGTGATTTCGTCAAATTTATAGACAATACAAGCCAGTTTCCCGTCGATGAGTAGGTTCTGTTCATCATAGCCGGCATTGATATGATACACCGGATATTCCGGCAAGCATTCCGTGATCGCTTTATGTACTGCCTGATGAATATCTGCTGTCATTTGAATTCTCCAAGAGCCCCACTTATCACTCTACGCATAATGTTATAGACCTGATCTTCCGACTCCGCAATTGCCGGTCTCATGTACGGTCTTGCCGGAATCGTTACCTTCCTCGCGAAAACATCCTCCCCCTGCTCATTCACCCAATGAAGCATTTTCGCCCTGATCGGCACAATAGTTCCACCGTACTCATGGATTTTCCCGTAAACTTGACCGACTCGTATCGTAGCGACTGCTCCCTGCCCTTCGCGTCTGCCAGAAAAAGAAACGGAATTGATTAACATGCCGGTTCGCCGGTGCAACACCTTGTCCATGTTAATCTTTATTCTGGTTTCCAGAATCGCCGCACCTGCGTTCACCGCGTCTAAAGCAACGGATCCTCTCGCATAGCTTGATAATTTATTCAGTTTAGCTTCGAGTTCTTCTTTCCCTTTTAGATCAATCTGGATATCACCAAAATTGCTCATGCTGTTTTCCTCCGCAAAAGCACAACCTGCGCAGTGGGTCCCACACGAGGAAAACGGACGACGGAAAACACGATCGTCGGGCTTATCGTCTTGCCATAACGCTCTGTAATCTCTACTTCATCCTCCGGATGAATTTCGACGTCCAATGGCAACCGCAGCTCGGCGTCTGACTCGATCACGTCAAATATTTCTCCGTCAGTTGACTTTGTTTCCCGATCTACCATCTTCAAACCGCATATGGTTTCTATCCCTGTCTTCCGGCTTTTGACAATATCGCCCCAGCCGTTAACTTCCCCGGTTGCCGGTCGGCGGATGATGCACTTGTCTGCCATGACAGACTTCTGTATGTTCTGCATCCATCCGTAATCATCAGTCTCGAGGATCAACGGCATCACTCCTTCTTTCTCTCGGATATTTTTCAAGCTCGACCGTACCGGCTTTTCTCAGACTGCGATAGTATCTCGCCATCTCCCTGTAATGTTCGTATACCTGAGAAGCTGAGAAATCTGCCCCGTCCGCCGAAAAATCCATGTTCTTCGCCACGTCTGCGGCTTTCAAATCCCAAATCAGTGCCGCCGTGCGGTTGATATCGTCTTCGCAGTATTCCAGCATTAAGGAAATAGCTTCATCAGTAAATTCACTGTTCTCACTGTCTTCTGCCGTCATCTGCCTGATTAAGTCAATCTCTGCGGTCATAGCGTCCTTCCTGTAGATACGATTCTAATCGCTGTACAAAATTCTTCTGATTAAACGGTTTGCCGATGAACCGCTGCTTCCATTCTCTTATCGGTTCATCCGTAGTACAAGCCATCTTGATCCACTCTGCCACCGGCATGCCGCCCGCCGATTTTTTGTTATTCAGGATATCAAGCGGATAAGCAAGATAGTTTTTGTATTTGTCCCAATTTTTGACGTACTCGAAACCTTCTTCGGTGTTGCCCGATCGAGGTGGTATATCCTCACCGAACATAAGCGTCGGTTTGCCGATAGCGATCGACATATACGCGAAAGTCTGATGCGCAACGATCACATCAGAAAGACGAATATCAACCGTGGATCCGTTCGGCTTAGCAAAAATCCACTCGACATCCGGATATTCCTCCGGGTCGGGTAAACCGCTTAGCTCCCATGACTTAAGATAGCGTACCTTCAACTTTATACCGGCTTTTTTGGTATATTTTTCCAGCGCATCAAAGGTTTTTCGGTTCAAATCTTTGTCTACTTGGTTCAAATAGCCATTGTTATTGGGATGAATCGGTGCAAAAAGAATGTTCTCCGGCTCCCTGTCAAGTGGTTGAAAGTTGCCGACCTCAGTATATGTCCAGCCTACGGCTTCAACTGGATACGGGTAACTGATCATTTTCATCAGCTCAACCCCGCCTTCGGCAATCGTAAACATAGCAGTTACAGGTTTCGGTGTTACGATTCCATCATACTGAACCATCGGTCTGGCAGCATGCGGATATAGGAAAACCGGCGTCTTCGTGTACAAAAGTGGGTTGATAAACTCTTCCCGCCAATCAGAATCGGAAAGCCCGAAAGCGCACCGGCTTCTACTATACCTTGATTCTCGCCATCCATAAGACAAGAGGGCAAGCCGGTAAGCTTGCCCTTTACCTTGATGATCTGCAAAACGAAAGATCTTGAACATTCTACTTCGAAGAAGTACCGTTTGCCGTCAAAACCGCGAAAGGATATCGCTTCTCCCTCGGTTTTATATAGCTCACCGGATTCGGAACGGCAAAACCCAGTCGCATGGTGACCCGCAATGCAACCATGTCTTGCTGTGCAAGGTTGAAAATGATTTTACCGTCTGCATCCGAAATCACGGACTGATCTAAAAACTTCCACGTGATATCCTGCCGAATAGAATAAACTAATTTCGACCATGCACCGGCGATCATCAACTTCGTAGGATCTGACATGATGCCGTTATCGGGGAACTCCATCGGAACGCCGAGCAGCGAGTAATTCACTGCGCTCCGCATATCTTCGATGAATATCGGTTGTCCCAAGTCGGTTCTGACGCCACGCAGTTTGGCTCTCATAGATAAATGAGAAATTAACCCATTGACTGCGTAACCGTCTTCTTCTACCATAGAGTATAGCCCGCCTGCCTCGAGCAAGGTCGCATATAGATCGCCGCCGTTAGCGGAAATATCTACTGTGTGACCCTTAGCGACCGCTTCATCCCAAATCGCGGCTGGCCAGCTTGCCGGTTTACCAATTCCGTAAATTACGGCTTCATCAATCACTTTGCCAATAGCCGTGATGAGCGCCGGTCGTACCTGATCCCAAATTGGGACTGCGGCATCATCTAAAACGGATTCCGAAATCGGCACAATCGCGGCGATTTCCTCGGCGGTAACTTTGACGCCTTCCCATTCCATGGAAGTTGTCTGTTTCAAGCCGGTGTCGCCGTTTACAAAATACGCATACGGCAGAGCGGTATTTACTTGAAGGACGGACTCCTTTGCCGCCATATTCCGCAGTTTCGTTGCGTAACGCATCACGAAAGAATTCTGCGGAACCTCCCGAATGATCTCATTCGAGGTTTCAACAGGAATAAGCGAACTGACATTAGTCCGCGTAATAATTTCATCATATTTAGCCATTATAGCCCTCCAAAACGGTTCCTAATCAGATCATCCATCGAAGCACCGGTTTTTTGTGCCGCCGATGAAGTGGCGTTTGCACCGGCTTTCGTACGGACTGACCCTTTTTGTTCAAAAAGCTGCGGCGCCTCTGCTATTATCGCGTCCCAATCCGGCGAACCATCACGCCGAAAAAGATTTTCAGACACAGCCAACGCATAAGCTGCCTTTAAATTTAAGCAACCGACTTCGCCCGCTTTCTCGAGGAACTCACTTCTTCGATTGGCTTCTTCGAGCTGCTTCGTCATCTGCTCTAAGGTCTGCTTTAATTCAGAACCTTCCTGAGCTTTTGACGTCAATTCTTTGATCTGCTTAGCGTAGGAGTCACGTTCAGCTCTGGTTGCTTTCACGGAATTATTCAGTCCCTGAATATGCCCGTCCAGAAGCCCTCGACTCTTCTCGTCAAGCTTCTCGTACCAACTCTCGAACGTCTCGCTCGATTCCTCCGTCTCGGAGTTTAAGTTAATTTCTTCCGTCATTTTTTTATCCTTTAACCTATTATACACTATTTGTCAAGCTTTTTCATCCACATAATATGGACACGGCGCCGCAAAAAAGTAAATGTCCTCCGGCTTGTCCTGCGGATAAAACTGGCAATGGCTTCTGTCAAAACCAACCGGCTCCCGCCCCGTGTTTTTGAACTTGCATGTTTTGCATGCTATATCTGCGCATGCACCAAAAGCGCTTAACGGCACGTCATCATTTATTGATTTTCGCTTTATTAATTGCATCCATTTCCTCCTTAGTCATCTCAAAATATCCTTTTCGCTGCTCCTTCATGACCTCCAAGGTTATGTCCCATGCGCCGCCGCTGTATTTGACGTTATTAACTTTGTATGTATATCCATCGGCAAGTATAGTCTCAAACTCCCGTGATAAACGGTTTGCTTTTTCGCCATTCCAGCTTTCGCCTGCATATCCTCGCTCACCAAAATAACTAAAAGGCTCGGCATAGATCATCTTTGTACCTGCCGGAACCCTGACTGTGATCGAAACGTCCGTGTTCATGAAGCCGGTGTTTAGGGTTGTCCCGCATGAGAAAAAAGCAGTGTCTTTGAATTTTTTATCCAATATTTCTTGTTTTATCAGCTCGAGATTGTCCGGATTCCGGAAGTGATCTTTCGGAATGCCGAAAAATTGTGCCGCACCTTCCATATCGATGCCACGATGCAAAAGTAGGTTTATGTCGCTTCCTTCTGACTTTAAGATGGCATTGTGCATGTTTTCAACATAATTCGGGTTGCGAACTCCTTTATTCTCCACGAATTCAGCATCAAGCGGTACGTTCCCGATTCCTTTAAAAATCATCCGATCATTACTCACCTTTTCATAGCCGCGTAAAGGTCGGTTATATTTGCCGCTGCCTTCCGTGTAACCCCAAAGAGCGTTTTTCTCATCCGGGGTTAACTTATCCCATAACGCCTTCGTGATCGGTCGGAAAAATGCATCTGCCTCTTCTTTCGTGTAGAAAGCTTTATAAGCAGTCGGGGAAATATAACCCTTGGCTGCCGGCTTGAAACCTGCGAACCCGAGCCTCTCCAGACTTTTTATCGCCGGCTCACTCCCCCACACACCGGCATTCCTCATGTAGACCATGCTGCTTGGCTCTATCCCATAATCTTTCCATAGAGCGTACAAGCTTCTGCCCATGATACGTTCTTGATCTTCTGGATCTAAACCTTCGAACCATTCTCTGCCTGTTTCCCACGATGGACTGCTATCGATGCCATTTAATTCTGGTATCGCCGTGCACTTTCCGTTTGGATGATCCGCAAGTTCCTGATCTATCCAATAATATTTGCCGTCCATCATCAAGCACGCCAAACATGCCGTCGGTTTATAGCAATACCGCCTAAATCCTCTGATAATCCCCGTGCTCCGGTATTGCTCAATATTCGTCATCCGGTAAGCGCGGTTGATCTCCGTCCTCGCTATCAGCGTTGAACGCTCGAAGCTTATGTTTCCGGCAGACATCATGTTTTTTACCAATTCATTTACGCCTTGCCCGCGTACTATGCCGATTTGTAGCGCTTCAGCGATACCTTTTGCCATATCGCCATAACTGGCTTTCAATAACTCATATAGCGGCGCTCCGGTCGAGCTCATTCCTATCATGGTTTCGTATGCTTTTACGTTCAGAATGTTCCATTTTACCGACGCGCCGACTAAAGCCTTTGTCGCCTCATTCGCTCCGTCTATGCCGAGAAGTAAACTGTCCCGCTGTGATGCACTTATGATGTTTTCTGCCGACTTGCTGTATCCGTCGAGCTGGATATTAGCCTGCTCCAGTAGATATTGGTATTGATTCATACTATAAATATACTGAATCGGAACAGCTTGCCCCGATTCAGATAATTCACTTGCTTTTTGTGCGACGGCAATATAGTCGTTGTTAAGGTTTTTGATGACAGAATTCCACTGTTTGCCAAGCTTCAATAACGTTGACTTTTCATTGTTATTTAGCTTATCCTTATAGGACTCGACAACCTCGACAACGGTTTTAGGTGTTTTCACGAGCCGTCCTTGAAATTACACTGTTAAGAATAGCTTCACTCATGGTAGACTGCTGTTCTGCTTCCTCCGCCTTCTCATCCATGATCTGCTTGATCTCGTCCGTACTTTTTCCTTCAAATCGTAACGCCGTAGACAGTGCCAAACCAGATTTTATGTTCTCCGTCCGGATCTCCGCCTGCGTCTTCGGCTGGATGCTCTCGACAGGTGCCCATACCGGCGTGATATCCTGCGGTCTCACATCCCCGAAGCCGGACAAAAGCAGCAGATAAGCCCCGACATCCGACCAAATCGGATCAAGAAGTTGCTGCGTTTTGCGTGCTTTTTTAGACAGCGGTGCCTCCATCGCTATCAGCGCCTCACCTGAAGGTTGCCCGTCTGCCCCATAAAAATAATGTTTCGGGGTTCGGGTAATAACCGCGATGCTGTTTGCCAGCTCGGATATCTGGTTCGAGTAATTCGATAGGTCTGCCGCTTCCAAAGTACCGACAGAGGTTCCTTGCTCATCTGCGCGAATAGCCGCAGGAATAGACCAAATCTCATTCGGCGCATTTTTCAGCGTGTCGATATTTGCATTTGTGATGATATATCTTGCCGGAAACGCGTTAAACTCTGCAGTAACCATCATATCGCCGAGCAACTTATTAATCGCATCCTGTATCGGGATCACGTTATCCAACTCAGACTTCAAGCCTCGCCGGCTGTTCCTGAAATGGAATACCGGTATAATGCCTGTCGGGTTTGTACCGCTTTCCGTCTCATCAAACTGGAAAGACGTATATGATACGATATCCTCCGGCTTCCCTTTTGCGAAGTAGTTTTCGAACCGGTCTTCGTAATACAAAATTATTCGAGTGTAGTCTCCATCTACGTACCATTTCGCCGCGTACTTTTTCTTTGCCGGCGATGAATCTTGATAGCGGACAAACACGTTCGCCGGATGATTTTGGTAAACTTCCGGGTTGCCGGCTTCATCCGTTCCGACAATGATAAAACCTTCACCGGTAACAGCCATTGCTTCGTGGACTTCATCTGCCTCGATACCTATGTGAAGGTCAGACCAAAGCTCATCGAGCTTTGCGTTTCGTGCCCTGTCCTCCGCATCCCAGCCGGTAATTTCCAGCCTGTCCAGTATAGAATTAACCACGACTGCACACCAATTCTGAGAAAATCTCGCACACCGGTTTTCGAAAACTTCACGTAATCGGGTCGCCGTATACATCAGCGGTTGGTTCCCGTCGTAGTAGTCGTACATCTTTTTTACATGCCTCTGTTTACCTTGCAACGCTTCAAAAGCTTCCTGTAAATCGCTTATCATCCTTGCCAACTCCTTGCTTCCCTTTTTTGGAAAACTGTTACCAAATCATCAAAAGCGCCCGATGACGCATCCATCATGTCATCATGTTCGGACGGCTGGTTGTGCATATGAGTGATATATGCCTCTGTCCAATCACCTTTCAGAACTTCAACTAAACCATGCTCAGCGTATGACGCAAGCGGTCTGGCTCTGGTTATTTTATCTCCGCTTGATCTGACTCCTCTGGCGTCCATTCCCGCTAACATCGGAACCAGCGTATAATGGCTCTCCCGCTTACCTGCCGAGCCTGGTTCTTCTTCCCAGCGCACCTTGAACGGAATGCTAAGAGAGCCAAAATAGTCTCTGTAAAAGAACGCAAGCTCCTGTAATTTCCTGTAAACTTCTGCCGGCTCTAATTTCATCGCCTTTGCCTCAAGGATCAATATCTTCTTCGTACTTTGATTATACAGCATCACGCACCAAGCCGTATCATCCGGGTCTTTGTTTTTCAGTGAAGGTGCCGTTGCTGCTAAATCAAAACGCATGACTGCAGTCCAACCTGGAGTTGTCTTATCCCAGTCATCGACTATCTTGAACCAGTCACGATTGAAAACATTCCCGGCAGTGTTAACGATTTTCCAGTTGCCGCCTCTTTGCGGATCCCCAAGAAGGCGCTCCCTATCCACTTTGGAAAGCCCTTGGAGGTTTGCTATATAGCCCGGATCTTTTTCGAGCAATATTCGGTTGTCATAAATCGTTGATGGAATGAAAGTGCATGATCGCGGCATGATATCCGGATATTCTGCCAACAGCTCAGTTTTTGTATCGCGCCATATGATCTGTTCGTCTTTGGCGATAAACCAGCGGATGCGATTGATACGATTAAGGTCAGCGTAACCGTCATCGGCAATCCACCACGATAAAAAGTCTGCCAACCATCCGGGTTCCGGGTTACATGATGCTCGGATATACGGTTTAACGCCGCACACAGACCGGTTACGGCTCATCAGATAAATGAATTGCTGGTAGGTGAATGTTTCGAGCTGGTCAAAAGCAAGAAAGCAAATCTGCGCCCCACGCCAACTGTAAAGATCTGCCTCATACTGCAAACCGCCGAAGCTGATCTTTGAACCCTTCGGAAATGTCCAAAAATACCGAGACGCGTTAGGTTCTCCATTGAAAAGCGGGTAAATCTTCGACGCCTCAGTCCATAGACCACCTGGTCGCGTGATATCTGCCAAAGTCCGCCGAAAAATGACTGCTTCAAAACCTGAAACGTCACGATGATAAAGCGGCTCTAAAAGCAGAGCGTAGGTCTTCCCTCCGCCGGCAGAGCCGCCAAATATGGTAATATCAGCGTTCGACTTGAGGAATAGTTCCTGTTTCGGCTGCGGCTGGATTACTGTTTTCATTAATATCTTCTTTTTTAGGAAGGTACAGGATTACTTCTGCCTTCTCGAATTCGCCATGAACGTTTACATTTTCCGGCGGCTTACCGAACGCGACTTCGATGAACGCCATCTGAAGCTTTGGATTTTTGCTCGAGCCCCATTGCCGAAGGATGGCTTCCGCTACCGTAAGGACATGCCCATTAATAACCACCGGCTCGCCATCTTTCATCACTACTTCATTCGCTATTTGAACAGCGAGTTTTCTGAAGGCGTCAAAGCTCTTCGGCCTGCCGTTTCGATTTATCCGTGGATCGCCTTTTACAAAAGTTCCCTTTCTTTTTGGTATTTCTTCCATAATTACCTGTACTTATAATGTCGAAGGATAGCTTCGGCAATCATTATATCTTTTTCTATTTCTTCCATAGCAAGCTTTATAAAAGCATCAAAGTTTTTCGGTCTACCATTGCGATTATGCGCGGATTACCTTTGGCGAACGTCCCCGGTTTGCGTTTTTCAGTTGCAGCCATT